CACCCATGATGAGCCAGGTATGCGCCACCGCATCAGCGAATGAGCGCGACGGACGCAGCGTGTAATCCACTGTCTGCGTGTCCAGGTCGTATGTGATGGTGTGGCGGGTCACCAGCGCGTTATATCTGCGCTCACGGCTGCCCAGGGCGTTCTCTGTCGCCCTCACCTTCACTCGTACCAGGGTGTCTGTCTGGTGAACGACATTCGTCCGGATGTTGATGCTGTGGATCTCTTCAACCTTCAGAAGGCTGGCATCGCTGGAGTTATCTGTGCGCTGGAAGCTGACGGCGTATTTCCCGAAGCCGCTGGACGGCGTGATTTTGTCAGTGCGGTAGAACACCTCACTTGTGGAATCATGCGGAGTCGTCTGCCGGTATGTGAAAGTCTGCTGCGTACCAGGAACCTGGTTGTAGTCGTCGTCGATCTTCCAGATGACAACTTTCCAGTTGGTCTCCTTCTTTGGTCCAAGGCTGGATTGAGTATGCAGCCATAGCTGCGTCGACTCGACCGGTGAGAAGAACGGGCCGACCACCAGCGCCTCGTTATCGTTCAGGATGAATTTTGTGGTGTTGATCGTGGCATTCGCCGGGATGTCCTGCGGGCCTTCGAGCTGGTTCATCGTAAACGTGTACCAGCGCACCGGGTTAACAACCGCACCGTCGTTTGTTTCAACGGCGGAGATCAGCGTGCCGGAGAATGTCGCATCGGTAGTAACGTTGCCTGATGCAGTGCTGTACGTTACGTTGATGGTGAAGGTCACCGCATGCGGCAATACCAGGCCCATAAAGTAATCGAACTCGGCCTGCTTTTTGATTTTCATCGCAATCTGGCCCCCGGAATACGCGCCGCTGACCACAGTATTTGCCGTAGCAGTCTCGACGGGGAAATCCCCCGCTTCGTTCTGGCCCGGCACTTCCTGCCCGTCGACATCATCGAATCCGTAGCCTTCTACAATCTGCGGGATGACTTCACCAGGCTGGAAAAACTGGAATTCAGCCCCGGCCAGAGAGCCAAGGCTTGATTCTGAGTAGCGCACAGACTCGTAATCGTAGTTGCCGATCCCGATGCACATCCACTCTGTAACGTACTTTAGCCCTCCGTCTGTAGATGTCTGGTGCACGTATTCGAATACCGACTCCTGAATCAGGTCCGGGAACGAACGAATCTGTCCGTAGATGTCCGGCTTGGCTTTGTAGACGCGCGCGGTGTTTGTCTGACCGGTCAGGCTATTGTTCGGTGAATCGACGGAGTTGCCGCCGTTATTGGCGATTGCAGGCTTCGGTGCCAGGAACGAAAACACCTGGCCCACTACTTTAAAGATCGGGCTCAGGATGTCCCCGACGATACCCTTTGGCTGGTCGAAAATCTGGATGTGGTCCAGCTCGCTCAGTTCAAACGCCAGCTCGTAATCGTCGCCAAGCTTTACGCCGTTGCGGACGATCAGGAGATCGCGGTGAAAGGTAGCGTCACTGGCCGCCAGCC